GAGCCTTGCTCTGGTCGGCGACCAAATAGGTGTTACGGACATCCACATCTATAGCAAGGGTCCGAAGTTCGCTTTCACTTGGAAGGTGAATGGCACTACATACAGGACTAGGGTTATGCCCAATACAGTCCAGTATGACAGGAAGATAGAAACCAAGAAGCCGATAAAAGCTTAAAATTTGGCGAGGTTTAACGCCCCGTCCGGTATAATGCTTTTACGGAGAACAATAATTTCAGTAAGGAGAATTGAAATGGGTGCACCTGAATTGAAGGCTTTCGATGATGCGAGAACGGAAATCGAAACTTTGGCTATCCGTTCATTTGAGTGTGAACCATCAAAACTTGAACTGGCGACAGAGGTGTCGTCAACTGCGACGACTTTGACCATCGCTGGTGTAAGGGGCAGGGATGTTCAGCCTGCCAAAATGAGTAACCATCTAGTTCTTCGGCGAGTCGAAAAATTTATGGGCATCAGCCCATCACTAATCAAAGAGTTTTACGACGACAAAGACCTTTTGAGAGCGATTTTCAAACACACACTGTCTCACAGAGATAATGACCAAGTGCGGTTCATTTGCCGTGGAAACGAGGTTATCGACATAACCGACACTCAAAAGCCGTTTGTGTCTCCATTAACGTCGTTTGACATGGTGGCCGACATTTTGGGAAAGAACATCTTCGGCATCTCACGTTGCGGTGTCGGGTACGGGACTGACGGCTTCGAGGCTGAGTTTGTGACTCAGGTGAACAACGCCCCGAAGAAAGACAAGGGCGACCTGTCTTATGCCGGCATCTATTTCCATAGCGATGGAGAGATGTTGGTTGAACCTTTCGTGTACCGTCTTGTCTGTAGCAACGGGGCTATTCGCAGGTCATCTGTGATGCGGCTGTATGATAGCACCGAGAGCTACATGAAGTCTCTTGGTTCGGCTGTGTCGGTTGAGGTCGTGGAGAGCCAGAAGATGCTCGAGAGGTTTATCAAGAGTGCAGAGATTCCCGTAACCGACCCTGTTCGGCTTATTACGGCTGAGGGCAGACGTAGCGGGCTGCCTGACCACGCAGTTCGAGGGTTCATTGAGTCAGTTCCTGCTATGGGCAGGGATGTAACTATGTATGATGTCGTCAATATGTTCACTTCAGCGGCCAATGAGCAGAATTCGAGGACTGCCAGAATGAAGCTGCAAAAGGCAGGTGGCGGACTGACAAATGATTCTGACCATTATAATCATTGTGTGGAATGCGGTCAGTTGCTTTATGTAAAACATCACAATTAAGGCGTTTAGACGTACGGCGGGAATTCCCGTCCCTTTTGAAAACTTTACCAGAAGAGGGGTAAACGATGAAAACTAATTTGTCTCCTGAAACCATTACCGAAATGTATACGCAATTCGAGGCTATGATGTGGTCATATACGGAGAAAGCGTGGACGGCTGTCCGTAAACCTTGCTATTATAGTAAGGAAGACCTCTTTCAGGAAGCGAACATCATATTCATGGAAGCGGTGAAGAAGTACATGCCCTCAAAGGGCTCGTTCTCCACCCTTCTTTCTCGCAAGCTGCATAATCGGTTTGCGTGGATTGTGGTGAAAAGTTACGGATATAATGATCTCAATCCCGCCGAATTGACTGGACAGGAGGTAGAAATTAGGGGGCGCACGTCCCCTGAATACTCAAAGGAAATAACCATAGAGGATATTAACCTTGTGGGCAGTATTTCTGCTGAGGCTAGGGAGTTAATTAATCTCGTGCTCTCTCCTCCGACTGACCTGCTCGAAATGATGCTCCAGCATGAGGCGAAGGCGGATGCTGAGGTTACAAAAACAGGCAACCGTGCAAAGGCAACGCAAAAACATCGGCTGAGTCCAGTGTTGAGAGAATATATGGGGCTTACGCCTCGTCAGTATACGCATTTACGTAAAGAGATTCTCGCAAAAGTGGCTGTGTGAAACTTGGCGAGGTTTAATATCTCGTCCGGTATAATGCTCTTGGAGGAAATATGAAAGCCGAAGAGAGACAGGGCATTTATTCCACTTTGAGAGATAGGGTCAAAATTGACCAAATCCACCTCACAAAAGAATGTTCCGAGCATCCGGAATTGTTTGCCTTGGTATGCGATCTCATTGTTAATACTGAGGTTGAGCTTAGTTTAGCCGAGCGTGAATTGAGCCGTGTAAAGGGTACGGCTCTGCTACGGGCACTCAAATCGGTGCAAAGCACTGGGTGCAAATCAGCAGAACGTTCCAAAGTGCTTCAAGCGATTACAGATGAAGATCCAGATGTGCTTGTGGCAGAGGATATTGTTTTGACTATAAAAACCGAACTCAGCAAATATCATCGTCTTTATGAGGTGTTCAGGGCGCGTAAGGACATGTTAACAGAGGTTAGCCGTCGTGATATGGATACCGTATTTCAAGATCGTTGGCAGAAAAGGAGGGTAGAACAATGACCGAACCAGAAAGAATAGGTTACAACATCGGAATTTTGGTTGCCGAGAAATTGCCAGATAAATACATGGTGAGCAAAGACAGGTTTATCCTGGCGGCAAAAGAACTAGAATGCAAAATGGCAGGGGATGGACAGCTACCGAGTGAGTATAACTGCAATCGTTTATTAGGTACAAATGTAAAGGCTACCCAATATTTCAAAGGTATGGAAGACGGTATCGCTGAGGTGTGGAAAAGGAAATCCGATGCTGCCAAGCAAAAAAAACCTACTGTTTGAGTTGGAAGAACCTAAAGACGGAGCGACCGAAGAGCCAAAGAAGGAAGTTAAGAAGCGGAAGCCGAAAGTGGCAGAGCTGCCGCCTAACACTCCTGAAGGCATAACGGAAGAGTGTGTCAAGTGTTTAGCTTATCCTTGCTGCAATTCCCCTTTCATGAATCCTTATGGTAAAAATGAGCTGGGGGTAGTTTTGGTAGGGGATTGTCCTAGTGCCGAGGATGACAGACGTGGCAGGCCATTTATGGGGAATGACGGGGAAGAGTTGTCGCTTATTTTACGGTCAATGGGTCTCGATGTGGGCAGGGACTTCCTGCGGCTTAATGTAATGCAGTGTTTTCCTGCTAACGGGGAATTCAAGAAAGTTTCGGCGAATAAATGTAAGCATCGTTGGCATAAACAAATATTAGACTCGAAACCTCAACTCATAATAATGCTGGGTGGCGATGCCTGGAAGTTGGTGGGCGACCCGCCATTACCTCTTAGCGGACATCCTCCAAACATCACAAGTGTCAGAGGACGGGTATTTCCTTTACGGCAATATGGGTGTTGGGGTTTAGCTACGTTGCATCCGCGAGAAATATTCAAATCTTTAGATAATAAACGTGATCCTAATTTGCATAAAGAGATTACGGATTTGGTGACAAAAGACTTATGGCGAGGTTTTGAACATCTTGGAAAACCCTTGCCGGAACTTCCTAACCCAAAAGACTATATGGTTATGCGGACAGTAGAAGAAGTTCTGAACTTAGAAAAAGCGTTGTTTGACGACGATAGGCCTGTTAGTGTCGATTATGAAACTAATCAGGCTGACCCTTATGGACCTAATCCTCCTCAGATTCTATTTCTTTCTGTGGCGATAATGGGGGCAGAACATTTTTCTTTTATTATACCTCTTGACCACAAAGAGCATACGTGGTTGCCTGAAGAACGTCTTGAGGTTGTTCGAATTATTACACGGATAATGAGCAAAGAGAAAAAAAAGATTGTCCAGAACGTTAGTTTTGAGATGATGTGGACGGAGATCTATTTTGGTGTCCCGTTTGAAAATTACATATATGATACAATGTTGGGTGCCCATGTTATCGATAGCCGTAAAGGAACGACAAGCCTGGCTTTTCAGGTATTTGAACTTAATGGAGACAAATATAAGGAAAAAGTTGACAGGCTGAACCTTGCTGATACGTCACTTGAAGTTGCGGCAGAATACGGGGGGTTGGATGCCCGATATCCTTTAATGCTGACTCAGGCACATGAACAAAAAATGGAGGCCGAGCCTTTTATTAAGGAGGGGTATAAACTTTGTCATGATTCAATCCGAACACTTACTGAAATGGAAATGACCGGCATTCGTGCTGATCGGGAGGCTTTGCAGGAGCTTAAAGAGGATTGTGCCAAAGAAATTCAGGCTATCGAAGAATGGGTTTATGGCTCTGAGCCCTTTCAAAAATATATATCTTTAACAGGAAAAACCCCCAATTTCGCGCATGTGTGTGTCAATAAGGTTTTGTTCGACATAATGAACCTCCCAAAATCGAAACGTACAACCAGAGCTGGAAATCCTGAAGTCGGGCAGGACGCTCTAGCTGAAATGGCAAATGAGATGAAGCCAGACACATTTGAGTGGGAGCTGGTTAAAAAGATTGCCAGAGGTTCACGCCTTACCAAACTGATGTCTAATTTTATTCAACGGTTTGAAGCATCTATCCACCCAGATGGCCGGTTTCATCCTGGTTTTCTAATGCATGTTGTGGAAACATACCGTAGTAGTTCGACGAATCCGAGTTTTCATAACCTGCCAAAACATGACCCCTATACGTTGAAGTTCAGGAAAGTGATAGCCGCTGATCCAGGGTATTTGCTCGTTTCTGGCGACTTTTCAGCGGCAGAAGTGCGGTGTCTTGCGATGAGAAGCAAAGACCCCACGCTGGTGAAATACATGAAAACCGGCTATGACATGCATAAAGAATGGGCTGCAAAAGGGTTAAAGTTGCCTCTTGACCAGATTAAAAAGGAACTGAGGCAGATATTCAAGAATAAGCTCGTTTTTCCTTGGTATTACGGGGCGACGGTAGGCACAGTGTTGCGGGGCTTAAGGGATGGGGCGGTCGAGTTATCAGATATTTCAGGAATGGCTACTGAGATTCAACGCCTTCGCACCATAACCTACGAGGAAGTTTTGCAGATGGAGAAGTTGTTTTGGCGGGAGTTTGCGGGTGTGCACAAGTGGCAAAAAAAGGTGTGGACAGAATACAAAGCTACCGGATATGCTGAGCTGGCTTCGGGGTTTAGACGACGAGGTCCACTTGAGTATAACGAATTGATTTCTACGGTTATTCAGGGTCCTACTTTCCATATAGTTCTAAAAGGGTTATGCGAGACCCGTAATCGATTGGTGGACGAAAAGCTTAAAGCTAAGCCCGTTATAGAGGTTCATGACGATGGTTTGTTTCTCGTTCCCGAGGATGAAGTATCTAAATTTTTAAGTATTGCTGATGAAGAATTTACGAAAAAGCGGTACGATTGGCAGGGGGATGTGCCTATGAACGTGAAATGGGGAAAGGGTAAAAATTGGTATGAAATGGAAGATATTGAACTTTCTTGAGAAGTTTAACCTGTCGCCCGGTATAATACCTATGAAAGGAAAATTTGTATGCACAGCTTTTTACTTGGGCTACTTTTAGTTATTGGGCTGGTCGTCGCAGTCCTGATAGTTGCAGTGGTTGTCTATATTTTGGCAAAGGCTGTAACTGCGGGCATACTGTCGGCGACCAGATATTACAAACAAAAGGACGAGAGTAAACGTCCGTCTCATTTTTGAAAAGGAGAGAAGTATGGCAATTCCGTCAAATCAGAACAGGCGTCCAGGTTTCGACCCGGCAAGAAGGGCAGAAGCTTTCAAGGCAGCAACAGAGAGGAGCAAACATCCAGGCGGCAACAGGAAAACGTATGTTGATGCCGCAGCCCTCGAGCGTGCCGGCATCCGAAAGTTTCAGGCGAAGGTTGGCCCAAACTTCCTTCGTGTGATTCCGTGGTCGAAAGACCCCAACGAGGTGTGGTTCATGGAAATTGGTGTTCACTACGATGAAGGGCTTAATAACGACAATTTCCTTTGTCCGAGGGTCACTAACCATATGCCATGCCCTGTTTGCGAAGAGTTTCAACGCATCCATGCTGAGGGCGGCGACAAAGATGCCACACGGTCATATCGTGTAACCACACGATATCTGGCGTATGTTGTAAACGCTAAGAATGAGGAAACCCTTAGCGAAGGTGTGCACCTCTACGACTTCCCGCCAACCGTTTTTCAGGGAATTATGGACGCATCTACAAACCAGAGAACTGGTGACATTGTGTTCATAGATACCCCTAATGATGGAAAAGTCGTCAGCTTCGTCCGCACTGGCACAAGCATGAAAGACACCAGATATTCTGCGTTCAAGCTCGAAGATGAGACGACTAGGCTTGGCGCTGAGTTCTTCGATGTGCCGGAGATCTCAGATTTCCTTATCCTCGCCCAGTACGACGAGATAAAGGCAGCGATGGACGGCACTGCCCCGCCAGCAGAAAATTCTTTCGACGATGACCCTGAAGAGTCAATTGATGATGCTGAAACCGCTATGGTGGATGAGGGCTTTGGCGAAACCGTAGAGGAGTCGCAGGAGCTGGCAGAACCCGAAACTGAGACGGAAACTGCCTCTAAACCAAAAGTTGCCATAAAGCCACTCTTGCGTCCAGGCGTTAAGCCTACATCGGCAGCATCTCAGATGGTTGAGAGGGCACATAAGAACATCGAGACCGCCCGCAAACATCGCATGCAGAAATAGGAGTGCTTTGTGAGAAGAAAAGCTGTTTCGCTTGATCTGGCGGAAGAGACCGAAGATGACGTTGTTCTTCAGCTTTTGAAGCTTCCGAATGTAGTGTCATGGTTAAGCACGGGATGCACTGTCCTAGATTTGTCTCTTTCGGGTAAACTGCCCGGCGGGTTCCCTGCCGGGCGAGTTTCCCAAATCTACGGGCAGACCTCGACGGGCAAAAGTGTAATGGTGCAAGAACCATTAGGGTCAGCTCAACGGCAGGGCGGCAAGGCTTTCTTTGCCGATTCTGAGTTTTCGTTGGATATCGACCGAGCTATGGCTATTCACGGCATTTCCGTTGACCCTAACCGGTGGAACTATTTTTGCCCCAAATCCGCCGAGCAACTTTTTGACGTGTATATCGAGTCTATTTTGAATGGTCGTGATTCCTTCCCGGAGAGCGAAATCAAGGTACTCAAGAAAAATGGTATTTACGACCTACTGCCTGATGGTCCACTGCCGCAACATGGCCCACCGTGTGCCGTAGCAGTGGACTCGCTCTCCGCTCTTTCTGATGAGGCAGAGATAGATCATAAGCTGGCAGACCCAATGGCTCGAGCGACAAAAGCCAAAGTGTTGAGTCGTGCGTTCAGGAAATACACCTACCCGGTCAGCCGCAAGAACTTGGCTTTGATTATGGTTGACCAGGTACGGTTTAAGCCTGATGCTCTTGGTAATCCAGAGACCACATCTGGCGGGCAGGCTCCTGGGTTTTACTCCAGCGTCCGTTTACGGCTTTCTGAAGCTGGTGGCCGTGAGGATAAAGCTGAACGGTGGATAAAAGATACACGTGGCAGAATCATAGGTGAGAGGTTCGGGTTTTTTGTAAAGAAAAACAAGGTTGCAATGCCCTTTGAAAAAGGGTATTACAGATATCTGTTCGGCTATGGGGTTGATGATATTGGCACAAGCCTCGAGTGGCTACGCCCTATGGGGGAAAGTGATCCCGCTAATGAGCTTAAGAAGAAGTTCTGGACAGGTTCTCATTTCTCTCTCGGCGGCAAGAAAGTAAACGGTATAGATAACGCTATTAAGATGGTAGAAGGTGAGGGGTTTGAGGTTGAACTCACGAAAGCTGTGCAGGAAGTATGGGATTTCACGCACCCAAAATTGGACCGCAAAGCAAGAATTAGATTGGAAAAAGAAGAGCCGTGCACCGAATAATCCTCGGAAATGTGCTTGACGAGCTTCAAAAGCTACCGAGTGAGAGCGTTCATTGTATTCTCACATCTCCGCCTTATTATGGGCTTAGATCGTATGGTACACCGTCTCAAATTTGGGGTGGCAATCCCGTATGTGAGCACGATTTCAGCATCGAGACTCCCCCGCCAAGGGAGAGGAACGAGGACGATGTCGTGAACCCCGACACGTTGCAAAACGCCAATCGTGGTGCTTGTTATGATGCGGAAGAGAACAGTGGACGATTTTGCTCTAAGTGTGGTGCTTGGTTCGGTCATTTGGGGCTTGAGCCAAACCCTATCATGTATATCGAGCACATGACAGAAATTCTTGTTGAGGCGAAACGGGTGCTCCGTAACGACGGCACTTTCTGGCTTAACATCGGCGACTCCTACGTAGGCGGCAAAGGCCAGAGTGGGACGAGAGGTGCTGAATATCAGGAAGCCAGAAACGATTCTGGCGAAAGCATAAACCAAGGGTATCAAACGCTTGGGGGTCCCGTACTTACTCGCCCAACTGATAATATGGTTATGCTTCGAGAAATGCGGATGAAGCCAAAAGATTTGATGGGTATTCCGTGGATGCTGGCTTTTGCTTTACGGGATACCGGATGGTGGCTTAGGCAGGACATTATTTGGGCTAAAAAGAACTGCATGCCTGAGAGTGTTAAAGATCGTTGTACTCGTAGTCATGAATATGTTTTCTTGCTTACCAAGTCGGAACAATATTATTACGACTGGTATGCCATTAGAGAGCCAGCAGCATATGATGGCAGGAAAGATGAAATGTTCAAAGGTGCGGTAAAGAGCTATGATGGCGTTATGCCTGGTGGTAAGCCTCACACTTTTGCCCAAGCAGGCCATCCGAGATGGAACAAAGATGAGAATGGTGAGAGGTATCGGAATAAGCGAGATGTGTGGTTTTTATCTTTACAGCCGTTTAAGGAAGCCCATTTTGCTACATTCCCTCCAGATTTAATCCGTCCAATGATTCTCGCTGGCACTTCTCAATACGGGGCTTGCTCAACTTGCGGTGCACCGTGGGAAAGATGTTTCGAGGACAATATTGTGGGGGATAGACTAGCTGATGGCTCGTTGCGGAAAAGTAAAGCTTCTCGTCGGGCACAAACTCCTGGCAGTGAGATAAATGGCGAAACATCCGCATTTAATTCAGGTACATGGAATGAGCCGAAATCAACGGGTTGGCGGCCAACGTGTTCGTGTGAGAAGAATGATCCTGTGCCGTGTAAAGTAATGGATATTTTTAACGGTTCTGGCACTTCTGGAATAGTGTGTTTGCAAGAAAGCCGTGAATATATCGGAATCGAATTGAAGCCTGAATATGTGGAGATGAGTGAACGACGATTAGACGCGGAGGCAAAACGCCTCAAATTTCTCCCCAAACAGGCAACTCTGTTTTAAGTTAAATGTCGAAAAATTAGGAGTGGCACGTGTATACCTTGACCCAAGGTAACGCTTTGGTCGAGCTTCAAAAGCTCCCATCTAACAGCGTTCACTGTGTCATAACTTCTCCGCCATATTATGGTCTTAGAAATTATAATACTCCTCCTCAGACATGGGGGGAATGGAGTGGGCATCTTGGAATGGAGCCGACACCAGATCTTTTTGTTGAGCATCTCGTAGAGGTGTTCCGTGAGGTCAAGCGTGTCTTGACAGCCGATGGCACTTTATGGGTGGTGATTGGCGACACGTATCACGGGTCGTGGGGCAATTACGGCAACCGTCCTGAGTTGGACGGCAAAACCCTGAACCAAAGAGAAAAGAACTGTGAAGCATATTCCCGTCGTGGTACGGCAGACCATAGGGAACGTCCACCGTCATCTTTCAAAATCGACGGGATGAAGCCAAAAGATTTGATGGGCGTCCCCTGGAAATTGGCTTTTGCTCTTAGAGATGATGGTTGGTGGTTGCGTCAGGATATTATATGGGCAAAGACTTCCTGCATGCCCGAGAGTGTACGGGATAGGTGCACCCGCAGCCACGAATATGTGTTCCTTTTCAGCAAGTCCTCACAGTATTACTACGATTGGTTTGCTATCCGTGAACCTGTGGCTGATGTCAGCATGGAACGTGTGAAATACGGTTGGGATTGCGATAGGCCGTCGACCAAGAACAACGCATTCCAGACGGGTGACGGTTTACACTTTGAGGTGATGGGTGATAGATGGACTAATTCTGCGGGCAGGAACAAGCGTGACGTGTGGTTCGTGGGTCCGAAACCTTTCAAGGGTGCACACTTTGCCACTTTCCCCGTTGAGTTGATTCGTCCGATGATTAAGGCTGGCTGCCCTGAAAAGGTGTGCAGCACGTGTGGAAAATCATGGGAGAGGCGGGTGGAAATGAGGCGCCCGCCGGCGGACGTGTATACGAAGAGCAAACGCCCGCTTGAAATATGTGCCTTTAGCATTAAAG